AAAGCAAGTGTTCCTGCTACTGTAACCGCCCCGCTTGTAGCTGTAGAAGGAGTCAATCCCGTAGAGCCAAAGCTGATTGTGGATACGCTAGAGCTAACTGCTGACCATGTTGGAGCCGTGCCGTTTGATGTCAGCACATAGCCATTAGTGCCAATTCCTAGCTTGGTAAATGTGGTTCCAGATGCGTAATAAACCAAATCACCAGCAGTAAAAGATGAAAGTCCTGTACCACCATTAGAAGTTATTAAAGTTCCAGCAAGCGTTACAGCACCTGATGTTGCAGTGTTTGGAGTAAACCCAGTAGTACCCGCATTGAAAGTAGTTACCGCAACACCGCTGAGAGTAGACCATTGAGGGGCTGTTCCAGTTGAAGTAAGGATTTGGCCTGTTGTACCTATTCCTAACTTGCTCAGTGCTGTTCCTGTGGCGTAGTAGGTCAAGTCACCTGCTGTGTAACTTGTTACACCTGTACCGCCTTGGGATGTATTTAGACTTGCTACCCACTGAGGAGCAGTGCCTGTGGATGTTTTGATTGTTCCTGATGCGCCAATAGCTAACTTAGTTAGCGCAGTTCCAGATGCGTAATAAGTTGTATCGCCCGCTGTATAGGAGGAAAGTCCAGTTCCACCATTGCTTGTGATCAATGTTCCAGCAACAGTGACAGCCCCAGAAGTAGCTGTCGATGGGGTTAAACCTGTCGATCCAAACGTAATAGTGGTTACGCCATCAGCTGTAGAAGTGGCAATCTTTACAAAGTCTGAGCCATTCCAAGCGGCAACGCACTTCTCGCCTTGGGTAATTGTGATACCAGCCGTTGGCCCGGCTCCTCTAAGGACGATAGACTGAGCGCCTACTGCATCATTAATGACCGCATAGACTTTACTTTGAGCTGGCGCAGTGATGTATCTGGTGGTTGTTCCACTAGCTGTAGCCCAGCGAATAATCGCATATTGAGCGCTGTTTCCAGTTAAGCCTGTAGAGGATGCAGAACCCGTAGTTGTAGTTAGGGTAATGTCTGCATCTGTTGTGATGGTTTGTGTACCGGCTACTGATACATCAAGAATAGCAGTCAGGGCGTTATTGACTGTATCACCCCAAGTTCCGGACAGTTCTCCGGTAACAGGTAAGGCCAGCCCTAACAGTGACGTTGATGCGGTTGTCATTAGACTGAACTCCTAACTAATGCCGTTGTAGCTGTGTTTGCTGGCATTGTAATTAAAAATGTCGTGCTAGAGGACTTATCAGAACCAAAATCCAGCACGGCAATTGATCTGTTGGCTTTGCTTGCGTTGTATATCAAAGCACATCTAGCCGTAATTGCGCCCGTCCAAGATATGTTTGGAAACCCTACATACGCCGTATAACCAGAAGAACTCACCGTGATCGGTGTAAGTTGCGCTCCTCCAGCTGCATAAGTTCCAGTTGCAGCCACTTCATTGGCCGAAGAATACACTGCTGTATCGGCATTTAGATTGGCATTACCAGTGTACAAAGCTATTTTGATGGTATCCGTTGTCAGGTTGTGGATGCCTTGATACAGCTCTGCTTTAAAGCTAGTGGTTTGGGTTTGGACTATGCTCATACTACAGGATTCCTAACTTGGCCATCTCTGTAAGCGTCCATACGTTGCTTGCCATCACCCAAGTTCTTGAGCAGGAATATGGCTGATTCATACCGATCTTTGTACAACGCAACCAAATCGGGCTCGCCCTTCATATAGGTGACGGCCTCCATCATGGTAGCGTTGAACAAAGCAATATCAAAGTTAGTGCCAAGCCAAGTTGTCGTGGCTGTAACAATTGACTCTGGATAGTAAAAATAGTTGAGGTCTACTGAGTATGCGGCGTCTGGTGTCGGGCCAAAGCTAAATCTCAATGTTGTTACAGGCGTAGACGGTCCAAACAAAGAATAGTGTTTTGGTGTACCAGTGGTTGTAGGGTTTGGATAAGCCTCTCTCATAAAGTTTGTGTCTTTATTCAAAAGAAATATGTAATCCCCTCCGCCGCTTGGGTAGATAGCCAAAGAGTATGTAGACAAGAAATCAGTTGGTGCATCTACATATTGAACGCCACTTGTTAGCGCCAATGTAGATGTTTTACGCAAGTTAGAAAGCTGAACAGAGTTATATATACGCTGTTCAGCCTGCTTGATCATTGTGTTCATGTCTGCCGTAGCAAACGTGTTTTCACAATAATCAGAAACTGCGGTGACCAACTCGGTGTATGTCATGCCATTGGGCCTCTAGACATAGTTCCTTTGGTAGCACAACCAGCACCGCGCATCTTGATGCCCGATGTTTTTGGCTCTCCAGCCACGCTGTAACTTACGCCATTAGGAACGGGATCGGTCAATCCTGCAGTCTTAACTGTTTTTTCCATAGCATATTCAGGAGAGGCATTTTTTTTGTTAACGCTCATTACTGAAACTTTATTGCCAGACATATCGTGTGGCTGGGCATAAACTTGGCCTGAGCCAACTTCTTTGCCCATCATTTTTTTACTAAATGTGGCCATATTAGCCTCCGCGTTGGTTCATTGCGCGAGCCATATTACGGCCAACAGCTCGCATTGTTTTGCCTGTAGGGCCACCCTTTTTTAACTTGAGCGTAGTGCCTTTGCCGCCCTTGTGCTCTTGGGCATCATGCTGTTTAAAGGCTTTTTTGATCATTGCCTTGTCTTGCATTTTGTCCATTTTCATATCTTCTTTGCTGTCGCTTTTTGCCATGTTTAGCTCCTAAGTTGCGGATATTGTGACTGTACCAACTATTGCTGTAGAAACCAAGTAGTTGGGCGTTAAAACTGCATCAAATTGGCTTGCCCCGCCAACCGGATTCCATCCCCATTGGATGTCTCTAGAGCCTCCTGTTGGGAAGCCAGTGGAACTTGTTCCAGCTGTTACATATGTCGTATCCGGTCTTGGCTGATAAACAGCTTGTGGATCATTTACTGGATACATACCAAGCTGCAGCTGTGGCTGATCGGGATCCCAACATTCCTCGCAAACCTTGAGTTGATACAGTTTGGTCTTGATAATCTCTATTTTGAGTTGCTTTAACTTGTACCGCTGCCCGCAACGGTCACACTCGGCAATCGAGTATTTACCTGATGCATAAGGAGAGGCCATTAGATAGAGCCTCCTCCAATGAAGGCCTGACGAGGCACAAGCCTCAGCGTAGCCTTCTCATGATCTTCACCAGCAGCTAAGTTAAATTGTTCGTCGTAAGCCGATTTAAGCATGGGCAAACGGTTTACTAATTCGGGCTGCTTCATTGCAATGTAGTAAGCCAATCCGGCCGCTACACATGGCAAGAAACGGAAATTCATGTCTTGAGTCTGTACACCAGAGCCAGCGTCTTGCACTCGGCGCATACGGTAATACACAAACTGATATGTTTGGCTAGAGTCTGGCGTTGGCCAAACAGTAAACGCTGGTAACTGTGGCACATAAACCGCAGCGCCTGATGTATGGGTTGCAGCTGTTGTATTGTTTTGACCTCTAAATACTCCGCCTAATGTGTTTCCATCAATGTAGGCGTAGTAGATATCTTCTGTACCGAGGCGAATGTATCCCGCGCCCGCGAGATCAGAAACAGAACTAAGCGTGATTGTTGTATCGGTAGAGTTAATGGTTGTGGACAAAGTTGCATTTGTAGGATTTGTTTCTCCAGACAAACGCTGAATCCACACTTGGATTGGCCGGCCTTGCGCCAGCTTATTGGGAATGGTAGCGTAAGTAGAAACGCTAATACGAGTAATGCTCAAGTCAGCTTGGGTGGATGAGACATTAGCCCCTGTACGAATAACATGATCCAAAAGATCAATAGTATCCAATGGCAAAGCATAAGTACTAAGTCCGGGAGTCAGGGTTATGGTTCCCTGCTCAATAGTCCACATGTTTAAACCACGGTTTGACCACTCAATAGTCATCAGGTTCATGGATCGACGAGCTGTACGCAAGTCGTATCCACTACGCATTTCACGGCCCGCACGTTCCCATGCCTCTTCGGCGAGCTCCGTGAAATCCATGTTGAAAGCGGTCGAACCAGTGGTGTATGCCATGATTACTCTTCAGCTGGAGTTTCTTCAACCTTAGCTTTTTTTGACTTTGGTGTTGGAACTTGTTCCACTTGAGGTTCAATAGCAGCTATTTCAGCTACAGCCGACACTACTGTAGTTGGTAGTTGGCCTTCAACTTTAGCAATTAAAGCTTCTAAAGATGCATCGGCAGAACCAAACATTGCGGCATAAGAAGCAGCCTTAGCACGAAGTGCGTCTGCAACAATTGCGTCTTCTTCTGAAGTTAGGGTAAGTTGTGACATAAGTTTCCTTTACTTTGCTGTTTTTGCTGAATTTATGAACGCTTGCTTAGTTGGCGCACCTTTGCTACCAACTTTACGCATTTTTTCACCAGATCCTGCAGCAATTCTTTTACGTTTTGCATTGATATTGGCATAAAGTCCAACCTTTCCGCCTTCGGCGTATTGTGTGAAATCGGTGTTGTCGCGTCTAGCAACTTTCTTGCCTTTGGGCATTTTTGAGGAGTTGATATCTCCCATTCCACGGCTGGCCATCATTAAACTTTGCCCCCGCCGCACATGATCATTTTGCCGCGAGTTTTACCTTTGGAAGCAATTCCATCACCGCGAGAAGAAGCAGAAGAAACTTTTCCACCATAAGCCATTTTCTTTTCTTTGTTATATCTTGGCACTGTAGATTTATAGTTTTCAATAGCTTTACTTGGTAAATCTGCAAGGAAAGATCCAGCGCTTTTAAGTGCTCCCATGGTTCTCTCGCGTCTTGCAGCCATTTCTGCGTCACGTTCAGCCATTTTGGCTTTTGCAGATTTAGGCGCAGTTGCCGCCTTATATTCTTCTGCACTTAAAGTGTTTGCAGCTTTATTTGTTGGTTTTTCAACTTCTTCCATCTTTGGTGCTGAAACTGGAGCAGACTCACCACGACGGGTTAAACCTTGCTGTTTGTTCATATAGTCACGCAAGCTCATGCCAGATGCGGCCAACTCTTCTTTGGTTACCATCTTTGGTTTTGCAGGAGCTGATGTTGGCGCTTCCATTGTTTCAGAAGTTCCAGCTGCGCCACGGCCTGTAGATGGACCGTAATCACTTTCTACATCACCACCAAATTCGTAGCGTTTAGTGCGTCTCATAATGAACTCCTTAGCAATATTTTTTAGACATCCCGCCAGCTGACATTTTTATCTGCTTGGCTTTAGTCTTGCCTTTGGATGCAACTCCATCAGCTGCACGAGTAAATACTGCGCCGCCCTTTTTCATTCCAACGCCAGACATTGATGTATCAGCCATAGGAGTAGGACGTTTCATCCCATCTTTAGCCATACTCATGCCGGGTTTCATCATTGGTTTGCCCATTTTTGTAGCCATTTCACCACCTCGTTTAAAAGTTTTGCCTTTATCGGCTTTGCTGAACTCTTTCCCCACGGACTGGGGAACTCCTGCTTTCTTGGCAAACGCAGCATTGTGGGCTACGGCCTCCATGAAATTGTGTTGTTTTTTGCTTTTACTTGGCATATCAGCACTTCCAAGCCCGAAGGCTTTTGTTAATCCTAGAGTTCGGGTCTTTCGCTGTTTTTGCGGATGTCAATTTCTTTTTCATCCCTTCCATGCGAGCGCAGAAAGAGTCGCGCCGTGAGCCGCCTTCGGGTTGAGGCGGTTTCAAGTTGTGACCTTCTTTCTTCGCAGAGGCTCGCCCCTTGGCGTTCAAGCCGCCGTTGGGGTTCTTGCCTTCCTTGCGTTGCCATGCTGGTGTGGACATACATTAAGCCTGTGCTTCTTTCCAAGACAAACGAGCCAAGATAGTACCTGCTGTTGAGCTTACCGCTTGGGCAACTACATACAGAATATCAGGGCCATCAGGATAGAAACCAGCCGCAGTGGTTGGAATAACATTTGATGTACCGCCACCAAGGATAGAGTTACCTAAGTCACGCACTTGAGACAAGTCCAAGTTAGACACGGTACCAGCCGCGCAATATGCCGCCGCTACAGACTCACCACCGAATACAGATACTGCGCCTGTAGTGTTAACTGCAACTTGAGCCAGTGAAGAGGTAATACCGTTAGCTTGTTGAATTGGCGATCTGAAATCGTTACCAGTACCAACAAATGCGCCAGTGGAGTAACCATTCAAAATCAGGTTAATCAAGTATGTGTTACCAGTGGTAACAATACCCAGCGAATCCAACTGCAACTGCATACGATTGATAATTTCTTTTGAACCTAGCAGACCTGTTTGTCCATTGTCCACCGAAGGCCCAATACGAATTGCCAGCAAACACACCGGAGAAGTACTGCTGGTGGCAACGGCAGTAACCTGCCCATAGTTGAAAATCAACGACTTGTCGTCGTCAAAACGTCCGTCCATGATTACTGATGAACCCCAGTGTGATAGGGAAGGAACAGTATCAGGAGAAGATAGCGCTACAGATACAGGTGCAGTGGCGCTGTAGGTAAATGCTGTAGCAGCAGAACCACCCGTCTGGGCGCGAGTTAAACCATACAACAAACTTCCATCGTTGCCTGTATAAGCAATGTATTCAATCGTACCGGTCTGCCCAGCTCCCTGTACTTTTACAGTGCCTGATGGTGGGAAACGAGAGCAATCAAGGATGTCAATTGAAGAGATAGCAACGGTAGAACCGTTTATATGTGCCGCAGCGGTAGTATTACCAAAACCACGGATACAACCTATCAAATTGCTACCAGAAATGCCTGAGTAGTAAATCAATTCGTTATCAATCTTAACTACACCAGTGTTGTTGTAGTTAGTAACTGAAGTTAGCGAAATAATTGTGACTTGGTCGTCCGCAACAGCTGCACTCAGGGTAGTGTTGGTGTTTCCCAAACTAGCTGTAATCACAGTAGTTGGAGCAAGACCATTGGACTCATAGTGAGCAGCCATGTTTCCAGAACGCATGTACGCTTCAAACTGTACGTTGTTGTTTTGAATCTGAGTGACGTAGTTAATCTGTCCGTTGGTTGCGCGGAAACCATAACGCACCACGCCAGCGCCATACCAAGAGTAATCGATGTACCACATCTGCATACGGGTCAGGTCAAGCGTATAGCCTGATGGTCCTGTACCGTTACATGGATCACTCCATGAAGACTGGGGAATTCGTGTTTCTAAAGTCAATGACATCAACGCACCAGCAATTGTTGTTCCGCGATATTCTGGGGTCACATACATGCTGGTATCACTTGCCACACTTACCACACGATAGGATTGCCCACGAATAACAACAAAAGCACCGGGTGTACATTGTGTGCTGAACTGTGTTCCCGTGCCTGTCACTGCGGAAGAACCCTGAGTTACAGACACGGTGCCGTTGGCTTGGTTAATTGAATTACGAAGCACGGCATACAAAGTCTGACCGTCGTACTCAAAGAACATACCGTTTTGTTGGTCAAATAAACCTACACGGTTAGCAGAGCCATACCAACTCAATGGACTGACACGAATGGCTTGCCCCGTAGCGGTTGTGTTAGCGCCAACAGATACTTGAGTTGTATAAGTAAATGTGGTTGTGCTAGGTACGGAAGCAACAGTAAAACTGCCGTTATACACACCTTGGTCAGCACCAAATACTTGAATCTTTGCGCCAACAGTTAAGTTGTGCTGATAGCGTGAAGTTACTGTCGCAGTGGTAGTAGAACCAGTAATGCTGGTAACAAACAAAGCTGGCTTTAAAGATGAACCAGTAGAGAACTGAATACCTTTACCAGACTGGTAACGGAAATAACGACGGGTTTGACGAATCAGTTGCTGGTCAGTAACCGCACCGCCAGCAGAGAACGCTACGCCACCGTCAAATGTACGTGGCTCAACAAAACCAGATGGGCGAGCATACAAAGTTACGTTAGCACCGGCTGCAGCAGTAATGTTTGAGCCTGTTGGAGCGTTAACTACAGTAAAAGTAAAAGTGTTGGCAGTGGGAACTGTTGCTACTACCCAAGCGCCGTTAGGCGGGTTGCTAGATGCAGTCGTACCTTGAACATAAATAAATGAACCCTGCGATAAACCATGTGGGTTTGTTGTTGTTCCAGTAACGGTAGTTCCAGAGTTGGTGAATGCTGCGCCAGAACCTGTGCCTACTTGAATACCGCAACCAGAATAAAAATATCCAATATACGCATAAGTCAAAGCTGGGTTGTATTGGTTAGCCGATGGGACAGAAGTTCCGGTGGCAATTTGGCAAACAATGTTTACACCAGCAGAAAAACTTGTGATAGTCCACCATCCGTTAGCGGCAGGAGAATTTGAATTTTGAATAAAGATTGGTACACCAGCGGCTGCGCCAGTAGTGTTGCTAGTCAATATGGTCAATGTAGGGTTTGAACCATCGCCAGCAATGCTGGTAATTCCGGGAATTGGTTGTTGACCAATGTAGTACACGCTTTGGCGGTTGTTTTGCAACCCAATAGATTCCCACTTTGTAGGCTGTGTGCCGTATTCAAAGTCGGTATCAATCAACGCTTGAGGCGTTGACATACGCATTTTGCCTACTGGGTCTTGATTACCCGGCGCAGGTGCGAAGTATGGGACACGCGCCCCAGAATTAGAAGTACCCTGTATGGGTAAAGATTTGTTCGTTCCCGAATCAACGACGGTCCATCCACCTGACATATATAACTCCTTAAATCCAAAGAAGGGGGCATAA